AGGACTATTCATTGTGTTCCACAAACCCTATGTCCAATGAACCAGAACATCCATCATTTACCTTATCATGTTCCTTACAGTATAGTATTCTTTCTACCTTGCCCATACCGTGATTCCTTCTGGAAAGTATTTTCTATTTACCCATGGTAATCGTATTTGGGTTCTGTCTTGTTTACTGCTATTGCAATTTATACAGGCTGCTACTAAATTCCATAAATCATGAGTCCCGCCATTTTCTATTGCGAGAACATGATCAACAGTATTAGCGTTAGGATTCCCACAGTAGGTGCATGTATAATTGTCTCTATCAAGGACGATAGGTCTATTAGCCCTGTAAAGTGGGTCATTGTATTTATTCTCCTTAGACATGCTTTTTTCTGCCTCCTGTAGCCAATAGTATACCACAACGATCCCAAACCTCTTCATAATCACACCATTTGAACTCTTGTTCACCTAAATTTGCCATGTCTAGCAAATGGGCGGAACAAAGGTATCCTCTTGTTTCATGCCAGTAATAGGCTAGACAAATACAGCCAGGAATGTTACAATCCCTGACTCTTTGTGTATGTTTGTATTTATCCAATAGTTCCAAGGGTGTCATACAAGTCTTCCATTGCCTTTAGTTGCTTTAGTTCTACTACTTTTGAATCCCCGTTTTTTGACCAAGACGGCACAGTTCCCAATTCCCATGCCGCCTCAGCCTCTAGCCAACCATTCCAGGTGACTTGACCATAATCATAAATGCGTCCAAACTTTTCGTCCTGTTGGTAATGAGCATAACCCTGGACTACAATTACATTTTGATCAAGGTCTTTCTTTCTAACTGGCAAAGGTGAACTCTGCTTATTTGCTCTGCGTGATTCGTATTTGCCCAAAACATCAGGCTTCTGGAAATCAGCATAATTCTTGGAAAAGGCTACGAATTTGGCGGGATCCGTATAGTCTACATCAAGAACCTTGCATAAAGCAACTTCTACAATAATCCCCAATAAGTTTGCTTGCAACGAGGTGAGGTTGAACAAACTTTTATTGTAATCAGCAATGTCGGAATTGCCTTGCTTTTTATTCCAGTCATAACGCTTAATAGCATTTTCTTTACAGAATTCAATTTCTTCATCAGTTAGTAATGTTATCATTTGTCAGTTAACCCCTTCATTTTTACATTTAAGTCTCTTAATTCTGTGGCTGCATTTATAATGAATGCTTCATAAGCCTTAACTTTGTTTTTATAATTATTGTATTTAATTGCTACATTCATAATGTAGTATCCTATTAATCCACCTATAACCACTGCCAGTATCAATTCTAACATTATCGCTTCCCCACCAAATCGTGTCTAACATCCTTGATTTTCTCAAGAGCAGACTGGGCTACCCATAGTGTAATTGATGTATTAATTGCTACTATACAAAGTAGTATTGATTCAATTGTTGTCATTCTTAATTGCCTCCTTAGAGCGGTATTGCATTTTCTTTAAATCAGCACGACGCTTTGAGTCTGTCATTACTGCTATGTATAAAACTGCACATGCTAAATACAATCCTATACTGTTTTCTATAAAGAATTCTTTCATAATTGCCTCCTAATTTATAAGTATTTCTACTTATAAACCTATTGTATCACCTTTTTTTAACATTGTCAAATCAATACCATTTTTTTAATTTGAAATGATCCCAGGCTTTGCATGGATTTCCATTATAGCGTTTTTTAATGTATTTGTCAAACCGCTCAACTTGGCGGGGCACAGTTAAAGTTCCTTTAATGTTGAGTATTTGGAATAATCCATAAGCACCTGATTGTTTATTTCTACTATCCACATTAAAATTTGATTCTCTTTGAACCAAGTTCATTGTGCATTTAATTTCTTGTTCTGTATAACCTAAATTACTAAGTAACAAGGTTAAAGTTACTATAACACTTATCATGTTATCCTCCTTTAGCCTCTTTCTTTTTCCCTGGACTTTCTAAGAAATAATGGACTAGTTTCCCAGTCCAATTGGATTCTTTCTGAAGGTTCCAACGGAGCCATTACGGCAACAGCGTCATTTATAATAACCGTTTTACTTGCCATGAGACAGGCTGTTCGTGTTGCCTCACACGATTATTATTCTTGCAATACCATTTCTATGCTTACTAAGGTGGATAGTTCGGCTATCAGCCACCATACTCACTGTGACGCTAGGTTATGGTCTAGCGGGTCTTGGCTTAAGGTAGCCATTCCTGGAGTCTACACTCCTATTAAGTTGTTAACTTATTGTATCATGGTTTTTTAAGGGTGTCAAATTATCGCTGTATTGTTTATTTGATCAGTATAACAAAAGCCTTTTACTACTACTGATTGATTTGCTGTGCCGTCTCTTGTCATCGCTGCTACAGCAACATAATTATTATTATAATCATAGGCTATGTATGCATACTCATTGCTATTTAAAAATGAAGTCCAATTTATGTTAGAAAGACCTGAGTTTGATCCTTGATAATCACCATAAATCCATGTTTGTCTTGTTAATCCCCATTGATAATTTGGTTCTGTAGACCAATAAGCATAAGAACTCATAGGATTTGATGGGATGTTTGTATTTGCTTTCCAAATTTGTGCTTTAACTGACATGAAATAATGCCTGGTTAATCCAGAAGTAAATTTTGTATTAGGTATTGCTAAGCCATTTATTCTGTTTACATTGTATTCAACTTTTGCGTCTGCGTCTGGACCATACCATGTTTTTGTTACTGAACCAAACCAGTATGATGCTTCAACAGCATTATCGTATGCATTTGCACCATTCCAAATAGTTCCAAATCCTGCTCCATCACCACCAAGACTTGTTTTTGATGAATCCAAATAAGCATAACGAAGGTATTGACCTGATACCCATGCTAATTTACCAGTTGTTGTATCATAAGTAATTGCTGTAGGAGTATGGAATGAACCTGTAGACTGATTATAACCAGCACCTGCTCTTCCAATACCACCGCCGCTTAAATTAGCCATTGAAATGTATCCATTTGTTGAACCAAATGCAACTCTATGGTTAGTTGTTGAATTAATGTAACAAGCGGTATTCCAAACATCACCACCGCTGGCTGAAGCAAAGTCAGTCCATGTAGTTCCATTTGTTGTTTTAAATGCATAACTTGTTCCGCTTAATGAACCATAAGCAATTAATACTGATTTGTCTGGACTAGTTAATAATCCTTGAACAGAAAATGATGAGTTAATTGATGATGTTACATTTGTCCAACCAGTATTTTGTAATGTTGTATTGCTATAAATAATTCCATCATTAGTTCCTTTTACACCAACATACCATTTACCATTAAAATAAGCAGCAGCAATAGGATAATTATCAGGTTCATTATTTACCCTGCATCCTTCCCAATTGCTTCCGCCTCTTAAATCAGTATTCCAATGTAAATTATTTCTAGTTGAATCATTAGTTGATTGTTTTGATCCAATCAAAAACCTATCATGATCATAAAGAAACATAAGGTTATAGCCCCATGATGTTTGATTTGGCATAAAACCAGTAGCATTTGCTACTGTCCAAGGAACTGGATCAGGAGTATAGTTTCCACCAGCAACTGATCCTAATGTTAATGTTGCCATTACGCCTTTAAGTCTCCCATCAAAATCCATGCATTTGTTCCAATTTTAACGGCAGTAGCAACAGAATGCTGTGCTCTCATTTTAAGACCAGGAGTTCCTGATACCGTTGATGTTCCATCACCTTGGAATGTGCATGATGTAGCACCTGACCAATAGAAGTTTAATTGTGTTCCAATTGGAAACGCTACTGATGAATTTTGTGGTAATGTAACAGTTACTGTTGCTCCTGATAAATTATACAAATAAGTATTTGCTGCTGCTAATACTGGTGTTAATGTAGAGTTTGCGTCTGCTGTTACTGTAAATGGAGCATTTGGTGTTCCCGCTGCACCTGTAGCACCAGTAGCACCTGTCGCTCCTGTAGCACCTGTTGCTCCTCTAGCACCTGCAAGACTAATTTTCCAATCAGTATAACCAGCCATTCCTTCACTGTATGAAACTGATACTGTAATAGAACTTGAAGAAATTGCTGTAATTACTCCAATCATGTCACCTGGAGTTACTGGCATTCCACCCATGAATGCATTTGCTCTTACAGTGTCACCAACTCTATAACTTGATAATGGGTTTGAAATAGTCCAAGTCTTTGAACCTGTTCCATAAGTGACATTTGATGTTGATGTTAATACTGGATACCCTGATCCATCAGTTCCATTAGTTCCCGCTGGTCCAGTAGCACCAGTTGCTCCTGTAGCACCTTGCGGTCCTGTCGCACCTGTTTCTCCCTGAATGCCTTGGATACCCTGTGCTCCTTGTGGTCCTTGTGGACCAGTTGCACCTGTGTCTCCAGTGTCACCCTTTAAACCTTGAATACCTTGCGGTCCTTGTGGACCAGTATCACCAGTTAAACCTTGAGGTCCTTGAGGACCTGTTGCTCCAGTAGCACCAGTCAAACCAGTTTCTCCCTGTATTCCTTGAGGTCCTTGCGGTCCTGTTGGACCTGCAACACCTTGAATACCTTGAGGACCAGTGTCTCCTGTGTCTCCCTTTAAGCCTTGAGGACCTTGAGGTCCTGTTGCTCCTGTTAATCCTGTCTCACCTTGAATACCTTGAGGACCTTGAGCACCTTGTGGACCTGTTGGTCCAGTATCGCCTGTATCACCTTTGATACCTTGGATACCTTGTGCTCCAGTCTCTCCTTGTATTCCTTGGATACCTTGTGGACCTTGTGGTCCAGTGTCTCCAGTATCACCTTTAGGACCTTGTTCTCCATTAGTTCCATTAGTTCCTGCAATACCTTGTGGTCCTTGAGGTCCAGTTTCTCCCTGGATACCTTGAATACCTTGGATGCCCTGATCACCAGTGTCACCTTTAGGTCCTTGAATTCCTTGTATACCTTGAGGTCCTACTTCTCCTTGAGGACCTACTGGACCAGCAATACCTTGCTCTCCTTGTGGACCTTGAATACCTTGTGGACCCTGTGTGCCTTGTGGACCTTGAGGTCCAACTGCACCAACTGCACCAGCCAAGTTTACTACCCATGATGTATAAGTTCCTGAACCTTCAGAACCTTTAACATCAACAACCATAATTCCTGTTGCTGAATCATAAGAGTTTACTTCACCATGCATGTGATTTGAAAAGTTATGTGAAATGTTTACTGCTTGATTTGTTGTGTATGACAAACTAGTTGGAATTGTAAATGTTACTTGTCCATTGTTTGTTATTGTCAAGGATGATGTAGAGGTAGTTTGATACTTGTCTCCCGCCGCTCCTTGCTGTCCTTGTGGACCTTGTGAGCCTTGCGGTCCTTGTGGACCCATTGCTCCTTGTTCACCTTGTGGACCTGCAGGACCTTGTGGTCCTACTGGACCTTGGATTCCTTGCTCTCCTTGAATACCATGTTCACCTTGTATACCTTGTGGACCTGTTAATCCTATTGGTCCTTGTGGTCCTACTTCACCTTGGATGCCTTGTGGACCTTGAGGACCTGTAGGTCCTGTATCACCAGTTAATCCTATTGGACCTTGAGGACCAACTTCACCCTGGATTCCTTGGATTCCTTGAGGTCCTTGTGGACCTACTTCTCCTTGGATTCCCTGAATGCCTTGAGGTCCTTGTTCACCTGTGTCACCCTTGACACCTTGAATTCCTTGTGGTCCTTGAATTCCCTGAATTCCTTGAGGACCCTGAATGTTACCTACATTTTCCCAAGAGTTTCCATCCCAAACATAAAGGTCACCATTAACTAAATAACCGTCTCCTTCATTGCCTGTAGGATGGGCATTTAAAAGGTCCTGGAGGCTGTTATAGGACCCAAGAATGGTAACTGCTGTTCCTGTGTCACCCTTGTCTCCTTGATCGCCCTTATCGCCTTTTAAGCCTTGTATACCTTGTATGCCTTGAATACCTTGTTCACCTTGAGGACCAGTCAAACCTATAGGTCCTTGGATACCTTGTAAACCTTGTTCTCCAGTATCGCCCTTGTCTCCTTTAGCACCTGTTAAACCAATTGGTCCTTGAATACCTTGGATACCTTGAGCACCTGTTTCACCAGTATCACCTTTGTCACCTTTTAATCCTTGTGGACCCTGTAATCCAGTTTCACCTTGGATACCCTGGATTCCTTGAATACCTTGATCACCTTTATCGCCTTTAAGACCTTGTGGACCAGTTAAACCAATAGGACCTTGTGCACCAGTTGCACCTGTTAATCCTTGTATACCTTGATTTCCTTGGTCACCTTTATCGCCTTTGTCACCTTTAGGTCCTTGTGCACCTGTAGGTCCTGTATTTCCAACAGGTCCTTGTGGTCCAATTGGTCCTTGTGGACCTGTGCTAATTTGAATTTCAAATTGATTATCACCAATAATTACTTCGTTCATCGTGTCACATCCTTAATTACTGTTATTTTTCCTTGAACAAGAGTTCTTGTTATGTTTCCTACTGTGTAATTCCAATCCCAAACACCTTCCCACATCGGAGCAGTAATTAAATCATTTCCAAAATAGTCAGTTTTAGTTTCTGTTTCTTCTAATGCTATTAATACTTCTGATAATTCAGAAGAAATTTTAAGTGTTACTTGCCCATTTGACAAATTTGTAGGGTCTACAATCATAGTTCCCATTAAATCGCCGTCTCTTGTAAGTCTAACTTGAGCAAAATGTGTTCCTGTTATGTCTACTGGATCCCCTGCTGATGTAATTGTCATAGGGATGTTTGTGTCGTCACCAGCATAGACAACAAGGTCAAGAACTGGTGGATTATAACTTAAAATTGCCATTATTTATCCTCCTTGTTTTTCTTGCTAGTTTCCCAAATTATCCAAGCGGTAGTAATTGAGGTAGCCAACATGCCAGTAATGATTGTAACATCCTGGTCTTTATTATTTGCCAACAATGATAGCAATAGTATTTGCACCGCTAGTAGGGCAATTGGTAATTTGTTAAGTAACTTGTCCATGATAACTCCTATTCTATCATTGATGTTTTAGAGGTAGGGAGCCTATTTCTAGACTCCCCACCCTTTTCTCTGGAGGCAATCAGAGAAACCTATTGTATTTGGGAAGTGGTCCTGAGAGTCAAGAAGTCTTCAGAGACTGCTATGTCTGCATTTCCCACTGTCTTTGTCCAAACTCCAGCCGCAAATCCTGCAGGCAATGTGCCAATAAAGGCATCATTATCCCAACCTTCTGTGGTTTCTCCAGGGTATGTTGCTGAAATTGTAAGGGCTGCATTTGTTAATACCGCTCCTTTGTCATTAAAAAATTGTAATGTTGTTGTAGCACCTTGTGGATTCTGTGAAATAATACCAAGCGATACATCAGTAAGGTTTTCTGGTCCTTCATTATGAATCCAAAGTAATTTATAAAGCGGTGTTGATAGGTCATTTGCTGACTGTGTAATACCTGTAATGAATGAATTTAATACTGATGTTACCGTTTCTGTTGACGGAATCAGAATAATACCTTCGTGATTACCAGTAAATGGTGTTGGATAAACTGCAGGTATTGATGATTGTAGTATTTTAATTGCCATAGTTTCCTCCTATTGATACACCACATGTGTATAAGTTATTGTAATACTTGGTCTTGATGCACCTGATCCAGTTACATAACCATAGTTTGCTTGAGTAGTATCAGAAGCAGGACCAAATGTTATACCCCATGCTGATCCATTTAAGTTTGCTCTAATTGTAGAGTTAAGGTTTACAGTATAACTGTTTCCTCTAACTACCGCTCTTGTTTGTAAACCAGTGCTTGCATTAGCCCATGATCCTGGTGCTGTTGCATTATCATGTGTTCCAATTTGCATTGTGCAACCTGAACCTGTATTGTATGTATGTTCTTGATACCAAGTAATTGATGCGGCTGTAATGTTCCAATCATACTTTGCAGTAATTGTTGACCAATCCCATGACCACATAGACTTTTGATTTCCTCTTGTGCTATCAAACTGACCATGCCACATAGTTCCATTTAATGCTCTTCTTGTATTATTACCTTCAAATGATGCCGTCCAACTTGCTGGCAATGTTACTGTTTCAGTAATTGTAACTGGAACCAATACTTTCTGAATGTAGTATGTAAATGCTATTTGTGAACCTGGATTTACTGATGATCCACCTGTTGGTGTTTGACTATAAACAATGTTTGTATTATACAAATTAGCGTCTGTAGTTTCTATTGTTGATTCAGCATAAGTTAATCCAACATTTGTTAATGATGTTTGGGCTGCCGTTCTTGATAAACCTACAATGTTTGGAACGGTAGTCTGAGGTGCTGCTATGTAATAATAAACAAATACTGTAGAACCAGCACTTACGCTTGTTCCTGCTGCTGGGCTTTGTAAATAAACTGTATTAACTAATGCTGGGTTTGTTGTAGTTGTGCTTGATTCTGAAATTGTTAATCCAGCATTTGCTATGTCTGTTCTGGCGGTAGTAATAGTATCATTAGTTACATCAGGAACTGTAACATTTGCTAATACATAATAATCATAGGATACATAACTATTCTTTGTAACAATTGAACCTGCTGATGGAGACTGACTATTTGGAACTACATAGCCTACTAATGCTTGATTTGTAGTCTCTTCAGGTGTTTCAGAATAGAATAGGTTTACTGCAGCCAAAGCATTTTGTGCTTGGCTTCTTGTTAAATTATTTAATTGTGGAACTGTTCTGTCTGTGTCTTCAATGTAATAAACATAGGATACATCGTCACCAACATCAACCTGTGTTCCTGCCGCTGGCGATTGTTCTTTAACTGTTCCAATAAGTCCTGTATTTGTTGTTTCAAATGTGCTGGTAAATCCTTTAACCAATTCTGCATTTGTAATAGAAGCATCCGCTGATGCTGTAGTTAATCCAACAATGTTAGGCACTGTAGTTTTGGCTGGTATGTAATTATAATAATTAAATGTAACTGTAGAATCCTGTGCAACTACCGTTCCTGCTGCTGGTGATTGTGAGTTATTTACAACATAATCATCAAGGTTTTGCTGGTTAGTAGTTACTTGATTACCAGTTCCGTCTAGGTTTACTGCTGTTAATGCTGCTAATGCATTTGCATAAGTTAATCCATTTAAATTAGGAACAGTGGATGTTGGTCCACCGCCTGGAATTGTAGGGGCTGCTACTGAATAAGTTACAGTAATTGATGCGTCAAGGTTTGAAACAGAAGCAGGTAGCCAAGCATTACCTGAGCGGGTGCGTAACTTATAGTCATTACGCCACTCAGTTCCAGTATAAACTTTTATACCGTTACTTGGTTTCCAAACACTACCATTCCAAACCTTTAACATTTAAGCCCACCTAATCGGAATTATTTTTATAAATAGGTTTGATGCTGTAGTTGCACCAGTAGAATTCTTTTTGGCTTCCATTGTAATTGTATTTACACCAGCATTTAATGTTGTTGTAAATTGATTTGTTCTGGTTCCAAATGTTGTTCCTGTTGCATTTACATAGTCTTCAGCACCTGCAAGTCTAGTAGTAACACCTGAAATGTCTACCTTAACTGATAAACCGTCAGTTGCTCCTGCACCTGTTCCGTCTGCAAAACCGTAAACGATGCTGCAAATCATTGGCTCTTCTACTGTCAAATCATAGTGTTGCCAACCTGGAATTGTAGCAAATGATGTTGCTGTAATTGTTGTGGATCCACCTTTGACATGATTGACTGGATCATTTAGAATCAAGTCAGTATCAAACCAAAGTTGTCCTGTTTGTGGTGTTGATGGTGCGGATGCAGAAACAGCGGCAAGACCACCAACTGATCCCCATGATCCGTCACCCTTTTTGACATAAAAAGCAGAGTCGCCTGTTACATAAGCAGTATTTACTGATGCTGCTAATGTTGACAATTCAGAGAATGAAGTAACTTGCACAACTCCATTATCCTGAACATCAAGCATTTGTTCTGCTGTTAAAACATCGCCATCAGCGAAGTTTGTATAGCGTATTGTCATGAGAACCTCCCTTGTTCAAATAATGTAAATGTTACTCGCCACTTGTCATCGTCAGCGGTAATGCTATGTTCTATACCTACAATTGTAAGGTTACGGTCAATAGAAAGGTATTCTGATACATACTCAATACCAATAGTATCGCCTATTTCAGACAATGCTGCTGAGTATGGATCCTTCTTACCATCCCATGTTATTTCCTTTACAATAACTTGCGGTGTAGAATTCTTCTCTAAAATGTTATTAGCCCATGCTTCAACTTGTGTGTTTGAACCTGATGGTCTATAAAAGTTTGTATTGGCATTATAAACATGTGCTCCATAAGTATTAATGGATACATTGCGGCGGTATGGTCCAAGAACTTCTTGAACAGTTTCACCATTCTGTAATTCTGAATTTGATACCTGAATTTCATTAATAACTGAGTCTGAGTTAGCATCAACAATAATGTCTTTGTATCCTAGTTTATTTGTATCAACATTTGAGAATTCCATCCATGGTGTTGAACTAGGAATAAATGCTCCTTTACCATAAGCCTGCATTTCATTGTTTCTATCAAAATAAATAAATCCTGATTCAGTTACTTGGGCTAATACTAATGCTTCCCAAACAGTTCTATTGTCTCCCCAATAACTATGTTTAATGTTACCGCCACCAATAATACTTCTTACAGTTGTAGACTTCTTTGAGTTATTTAAAATTTCATTGATTCTTTGGTTCCATGTTTTATTGTTAGACAAAGCGTCTAGTTTTGTAGAAGCCTGCTGTAAATCAGCAATAGGGTCTACTATGTCAAAACTAATAATTGGGTCTGATTTATCAGAACGGTAGTCTACAGAAATGTTATCAACCTTACCTCTGAAAATTAAATCACCGTCTGCCGTTCTAAGCCTCATTTGCTTCTTAGGCTTCATGTAAGGGCTTGTGTAGGGATCAAGTAGGCGATTGGTTGTAACTACCCTCAGAGAGCCTGCAGAGGCTACTGGAAGGGCTTCTACGCCTGCGTATGAGTTAACTCCACGAACAAGTCTCATTGACTGTGTTCCATCAATTACATCAACCCAGTCATAAGCAGTATCATTAATCAAATCAGAATTGGATGCTAAGTATGATTCACCTAAAGCAGAGGAACCAAGAGTAAATCGTCCTTCTGCTGCTGATTTAATTTGTAATACTAAAGTGTCAGTTAGTCTCATCGTGTCCCATTAATGCTCTCGTATTTGTTTAGTGCTTGACTTACTACTCTACCTAATTCATAAGGATCAGTTCCTAAACCTGCATTAATGTTGACAACTATGCCTCCACGCATACCGCCAGTTCCTGCAAGTTGGGCTGGTCCAAAACCAGACATTGCTCCCATTGCTAATCCTGATGATGCTGATTTAATTCCATTTGGATTCATACCAATTGCCAAACCTTTGACAATTTGTTCACCAAATTCTAAGAATACTCTGGATGGTGATTTAATACCTAATACTTTTTTAGCCCATCCACTTACATTGCCAAAGAATCCTGTTACCTTTTCTTTTAGCCATGAAGCCATTGCTGTGATACCTCTCCAAATACCCTTGACGATTGACTCGCCAATGTTCATAAAGTCTTCAGCCTTAGCCTTTATTTTGCCTGGTAATTCTTTTAACCATTTAATTACTTTACCTGGAAACTCTTTAAAGAATGTCCATGCTTTATCAAATACAGTTTTAAATACATTAACTATAAAATTCCATGCCGTTGCAAATTTGTCTCCAAGCCAATTCTTAACATCCTCTAACCAGCCAGTAAACCATCCCCAAAATTCTTTAACTTTTTCCCATGCACCGCTAAATAATCCACCAAAGAATTCTGGAAGACCTTTCCAAATTTCTACAATTTTATCCCAAGCATCACCAAAGAATTTAGTAATGTTATCCCAGTTTTTATAAATTAAATAACCTAATGCTGCTAAGGCTGCTATTACTGCAATCACAATTAATACTGGTGCTAATACAGCCCATACTGCTGTTGCTAATGCACCTACTGAAATACCTAGAGCACCAAATGCTGCGGCTGCTAAAACTACAGGTGCTGCAATAATTCCAAGTCCTGCTGCTACTCCAATAAATACTTTAATTGGTCCAGGCAAGTCTTTAAATGCTGGAATAACTTTCTCATTAATAAATGTAACTACTTTAGTTAATCCTGGTAAAAATGCATTACCTAATGTTGTTTTAGCATCATCCAATTGAGCATTTAATTGTTCTAATTGGTTTGCTGCTGATCCTTGAGTATCAGCAAAGTTTCCTACTGATCCATTAACTTTACCATCCAGCAACATTTGATAAGCAATCATTGTCTTTTGCTGTGGTGTTAATGCACCTTTTGTTGTTTTAATTAATCCTTTTTCTAATCCATACTGCTTCATTGTTGCATCAGAAAGAGCAACACCGTATTTCTTTAATGGTGTAAGTTCTCCTGTTAATGCTGACTTAACTGCAGTTAATGCTTCTTCTATTCCGCCACCAAATTTAGAGCGTAGGTCAACAGCAAGTTGCAATGATCGTTCAGTAAACTTCTCTAGTTCTTGTCCACCTAATCCTGCACCTGATCCAATACCTGCTAATTGAGCACCAAAACCTGCAGCATTCTTTTGGCTTAATCCTAATGTTGTTGAGGTAGTCTTTAAAAATGTTTGGAAGTTAGCAAATGCTTTATCATCCTTCAATGTCATTTTAACGGCATCAACGGAGTCAGCAAGTGCTATAGAAGACTTTACAGCGTCAGTTGCAAACCTACCTAAGTCTGCAAATCCTTGTCCAGCAATGGCAAACGCACCAGCGGCAGCAGTAATGTTTCCAACTTTGGAAATACTTCTCTGAAGCCCTGATAACTGCTGATTAGCAGTATTAACACCTTGGACAAGTTTTCTTGTGTCAGCAAGAATGTCAATCGTAATTGTATTAGCCATTACTTATTCCTCCTATTTAATTCTACCACGATGGCATTGTATTCTTCCATTGTTAAGTTGTAGAATTGTTCTGGGGTGTAGCCCATGGCTACGCAGAACTTAGCCATCGTTTCTACAACTACTTCGCTTTTGGGGCTGGTGGCGTAGCAAGAGCAGTCAATTGAGCAATTGACATTTCTTCTGCTTCTTCTTTTGTTAGTTCTGGCTTATTTCTTTTAGCCAAAATAAATTGTAGTGCAAATGATAGTTTAGCCTTTGAAGGATAGTCTTCCCATTCATCCATGGGTGCACCTAAAGTCTCTTCAACAGTAGCCAATTCTGACCACTTAAGGTTACTCATTAAATCGTTAATTTCCATGTTTGCCTCCTATTGCAAATTGTATTTCCGTATGATTGAATTTATGTTCTTCTCATACTGTTCTATTATAAAGGATTGGTTTTGCCATCCCGCCCTTCTTATGAAAGGCTGTGCTTTAATGTTACGCTTAGGATAACCGTATTCAATTACACCAGCATAACGCACACTTGATCCACCAGCAATAACTGATGCTTTTCTTTGTTGTCTATTTCCTCTTACAGAATCAGACAGTCTACCTGTTTTCTTTGGAGCGGCAGCAGCAGCATCAGCGGCAACTTTACCTGAAATAATGCTATTCGCTTCTTTCAAGTCTTCTGCAGTAGCACCAAACAATTTAAGGTTTCGTGTTACTTCATTTAGTCCGTTGATTCTTACTGCCGCTGCCATCCAAGTATCCTTAAATAGTTCCTGTTGTTACTACAGCAGGTTTTCCATCAAGAATGAAATTTACATCAAATGTAAAGTATTCTCCTGCAGTTCCACCTAGTGCTGGAAGAGTCTCAGCATAGCCAGTCGCTGTGAAGTGTGGCTGTGTTGCTGAGGCTACTGAGTTACCATGTGGAGCGAAGGTGATAGAGACAGAGTCGCCTGGATTGTCATACAATTTACGCCATAGAGAGTTAGCAGCATAATCCTGATAACCTTCTACCTGCATTGAGAACTGTAGAGAATCAGCGTAATCGCCAAAACCTAGTTCATCAACTTCGTTTGTAATTGTGACATTCTTAACGGCACTCTGGAATTCTGAACCATCAAGTTCAAACTTGATTGTCTTACCCTTTAGTCTAGCCATTGTTTAGTCCTCCTTGTGAACTGTATTGAAATGTTAGTGTAGCAGACATTGCTGCTGCACCATTAATAGTTTCTTCAAAAGGTGCTGAAACTTCAATGTCACTTATGTCTTCAATGTCCCACAATGCTGTAAGAACATCAATGATTAATGTGTCAATGTTTTCAGTTTTCTTTTGATTTGTTCCATGTCCAGCAATTACTTGGAGTCTCCAATTAACTGTGAACTCTGGATTATAATCGCCATCCAGTATGATGAATGGATTATCAGAACCTAAAATAGCACATGGAGCAACTGGTCTTTCTGGAAGGTAAGTATAAAACTTATCCAATCCAGCAGCATCCATTGCTTCTCCAATAGCGTCTCTCATGTCCTGTATCATGCAAACCTCACAATGTAACGATTAAGTATAGGATAAACACCAACTAGCGGATCCCTTGCAATTCTGACTGGAGCCGCATCAAAAGTTGCAAATTGGGCTACGCCAAGTGGTGCTGTGCGACGATGATACAACTCAGAACCTACTTCTAAATAACAGCGTTCTTTTACAGACTGAGGAATTTTTGCGAGTTTACCACAATACTCATTTACGAGTAATTGAGCAGTGGTAAGACATTCGTCAATAAATGCGTCGTCTGCTGCTGATGCTCCTATGTAATTTCTAAGTGTTTCAGTGTCCATTTTAAACTCCTATTTACGCAATTTTCACAAGTGCTTTTGGATCCTGTGCTGCAATAGCCAAGTATCCATAGACTGAGAACTTCTGTGTAAGGTTTGTAATGTCTTCGTCATTCAAACGGAAAGGTGCACCAGCAGACTCGTAAGAGGTGATTGCTGAAGACGCTCCTGTGTAGAATGATAGTTCTGGAAGTGATGGATCAACAACAATTGGAAGACCAAGAACATTTCCTGTCAAACCAACTGGATTAATTGAACCAAATGTATTTACTGTTGCTCCAGTATTTGAAAGTAGTGGGCGACCACCATCATCAACTGCCTTTGCAACTAGACGGAATACATCAGAAGAAACTAGAATAAATTCTAGAGCCTTACCAGTGTCATTATTTACCTTTGTTGCTGACTCTGCGAGAGAATCAATAATTTCTGCTGCTGTCCATGCACCAAGTGCTGAAGTATTCATGTTGCCTGCTTCTGCAACCAACTTAGCCTTCATAAGTGCATTTGTCTTCTTTGCATACTGTGCAATCATTGCACGGAATGCTGCATCAACAAAGTTGACGCTAGAACGCTCAACAACCTGGCGAGACATGTCAGTGTATCCACCGTATGTCTTTACTGGTGCTGTAGCGGAAGTAAGTGTTACCTTACCATAATCAAGAACATCCGCTTCTGCGGCTTGCTCATCAATTGTCATTGTGTCTGTCTCAAGTAGTGGATACTCAAGTGTCATACCTGTTGCTGGTAGAACTCCACGAGAGAAGACTGAAAATGTTGGTCTTCCTGCGTTGAGAATACGAATTGAGTCTGATACCCATTCGTTCTTTAGGATTGAGTCAGCAAGAACGCCACCTGAAACTCCGCCGTCAAATGCACGGTAAAGTTCAATAGCCTTTTCGTCTCCTGTTGCTACACCCTTAACCCAGTCTCCGTATGAACGGAACTGTGGTGCTGAAGGAGTTGCAACCGCTTCTGATGCAAGAACATCAAGTCTGCGTTCCAACTCTTCTGTGTGATTACGCACTTCAGCAATTGCTGAGTCGTAATTTGTAGTATTTTCTGTTGTCATTATTTCCTCCTTGACTGTTTCTCTAACCTCTACTACAGAGGCTTTTTCATAAGCGGGAAACGCTACAAGGCTAACCTCTTTAAGTTTAACCTTGGTTCGGACGATAGTCCTGTCCTGCTTCTCATCCTTTAATGGGATGAAACCTACTGAAAATGAACGGATTGCTCCATCCTTTACTAAGGCAAGCGTTTCATTGCCTAATGCTGTTTCGGATACCTTGGCTCTAATCCAAAGTCCGTCTTCTTCATCACGCATTTCAGTTACTTTACCAATAACTTCTTTGTGATCACGAAACAGTTTAACATCAGCATTAATGTCTACTGCTCCTCTATTAAATCGCTCTTTTAAACCGCCGCCAATTTCAATTTCCTCATTATAAGGAACTGCACGACCTACGACTTCTCTTAATTCAAGGTCTGTTGAACGGATTTCAAAATCACGAGTTTCAATTGTTTGTGACATTTGTGTCTCCTTCATCCAATTGTAAACTATCAGTATTAACAGGTTGCATTTCTTCAATTTCAGCGTCTGTTAATTCTGGCATGTTTTCCAATTTACGGATTTCATTGATTGTTAGGAAGCCAACTTCCTTAGCAATTTTATAACCCTCAAACCTTGTCTTATCATCAGGACGAAGGAATGCCGTAAGGTTAAATTTAGCCTCTTGACCTCTTGGAAGTAGGTCTGTAATAGCCTGTTCAATACGAATAATGTATTGCTGTAAACCATCCTCAAATAGTTTACGACGATCATCATTTGTATTTGTATAAGCCAATCCGTTTGTTTCATTTGTTAATCCCAAATAATTTAACGGAATACCAAACATTTGTGCAATTTGACGAGCCATGAATTTCTGGTTCTCAAGGAACTGTGCTTCTTCAGGATTAAGTGTAGTTGTATCCCACTTCATTCCATAACCCATAACTGCAGGTGTTCTATTCTTTTGTGAATCAAGCCATGCCTTAAGCAATTCTGTTGCTTGCTCTGCATTTATGTGTGAATCAGTTGTTAAAATACCTGTTGGTATTGCTGCATTATCAAACCAGTTAGAGAAATAATTATTTAAATCCCATGCCGCTTTTAATGTTGGTTTATGTCTTTGTAGTGGTCCTTCACCCATCAAATCGCCTGGATAAGTCCAAAGTTTAAGGTGTTTAATTCTATCAGTTGGAACTCTTAGTCCATCAACATAATAAATTAAGTTACCATTGTTGTCTTCATTTACAGAAACCTTATCAGGTCTTAAAACTTGAATGTTTGATAGACCTCTTGGTCCTCTTTCTAAATACCAGAAAGCATTTCCAAATCCTGCTAAGTTAAGTGTTGTTTGTCCAATAAATTCTGCTTGTGTTACATTGTTTCTCACATCAGGTGTTGTTAACCATGATGGAGTATTTAATTCTTCATCCCCTCGTTTTACTGTGAGTGGAAGTTGCATCATCGCTGTTTCCAAAACTGAAAGGCAGCGGGATACAGGAACAAGTTTTAAAGCGTCTCTAACTCCAAGAACAGTCAATTCTCTTGAAGGTGGCATTACTGAACGATTAACTGCAACCTGTAATTCTTGGACTTCTTCAATGAGTTCATACTCACGAAGAAAGTAGTCTTTAATTAGTCCCATTATTTATCACCATCCTCTGATTGTATCATACTAGTAGTTATTATAAATGGTTGGTATTCTTCTTTAGAATCGCAATACCAAATTGCCAATACAGTTGCAATTGCGGCATCAATGTCCACTGATGAGTCTCTACGACTAATTTTCCATGAATCATTGACATTTTTCCTTACTGCTGCCTGAATTTGCAAAGTTACCAGTGCATCGTTAGGATGGCTGATTTCTCTTTTCATAATTCTACGGTATGTGTTATTTGAAGCCGAAACTAAGTCTCTATTGCCTGCTCCAACGACATTTAGCCCTCTTTGCTTTAGAATTGTCATCAAATCCGCCAAAACATAGTTATCCATGAGGAATGCTACATTGTATTTCTTGGCTAAATGCAGACAAGCCTTGGCTAATTGATCCACATTTGTGTTGTTAAATGATGCTACTAACTCTGTTGAAATGGTTCCATTCTCTTCTTTACCCGCCGCAATTATGCTTGCATGATCCCAGCCAGGTGTTCTATCAACAGCAAATACTATTGGATTTGTTACAGTTCCACTAGGTAAACCTTGCCAAGCACCTACAGGAATCCATGCATTCATGCTGGAAACAAATTGATTTAGACGGTATCGTCTTGCATCCGCTTCAGGCATAGTGGCTAATTCTGTTTTTACTGCTTCCCATGATAGGATTTTTGCTGCTAAGTTAGGATTTGCTCTCATTACCGCTTCTTCATCATCAAGTGCTGCACCTTGTGGTGCTTCCCAGCAGAAAAAGCCAAATCGTTCTAATTCTTCGTCTTTATCAATTGCTGATTGTCCTCTTGAGTAAAGTGACTTCAAAAGTTTTGAATTATCATCACCAGCAGTAGTAATACCAATAATAAGACCGTCTGGACGAGTTGCAGAACCAAGAGCCATTGCTGTCCATAAGTCTTCTTTTGACATGTGAAGTTCATCAAAAATAACCATAGAAGGGTGAAGACCTTGAGCAGTAGCAGCACTACTAGCGATAACTTTATAAACTCCAGTTCCATCCTTTGTCCATAATCCTCTATGTTCTGTAGACCTGGAAAAGAAATGTTTTAGCAATTCTGAATTCTGGGTCTGGTGTAATAAGCGGCGGTAAACAATTCTAGCCTGATCCGCAGAAGCCGCAACAGAAACTACTTCTGGTGCAGGTTCATGCAATAACAAACCGTATAATGCAAATACTGCACCTAGTAGTGATTTGCCGTTTTTGCGTGGCATAGAAATAACTACTTGCTTATACCTAAGTCTACCTGCTTTGTCAGGATTAGGATGGTCTTCTGGATACCGTTCCAATACAGCATCAATTAGCCATTTCTGCCAATCAGTCAAAACCAATTTAGCATCATGCTTTTCTGGCAATGACCAGACAGCCTCTGATAACTTAATTAATTTAGGACCATCAGAGCAGTCTGACAATTTAGGTGTATAGGCTGTAGGCATCCAACTATCCATTTACCAATACCGCCAATGCTTCTTCTGGAGTCATAGCCTTTTCTCCTACCGCCCTTGATCCAGTTATTAGACCAAGGTTAGACAATAGACCAATTAGAATTGGTGCTATTTGGTGTCTACGATGTTCATGGGCTTCCATAGTTTCAGCCAAAAGGATTGCTGTCATTACCGCCCCTTGATCAGCATCAGTTAGCCAATCAGCAGAAGCCACAGCATCCTTAATTGACTGGGTTAAACCCTTATCAAAGTTAATGTTCATTTTGCCTCCTTCATGCTTTACAAGTCTAGTTTCTCTAGGTCCTTGTGTAAATCCTGTTCTCATTCTACCACCTCCTTTTCACTAATTTTCCATTGTTAAATTTTCTGAAGGGAGGGCGGGATAAGAAACATAGAAATTAAAAAAACCAAATGTTCTTTATTTGTCAAATTGGTCAAATAGGGTCTATTTGGTCTATTTGGTCTATACTGGTTATGTCTCAATGTATGGTTTATAGTTATAGTTTTACTATTTGATGATGATGTTTTAATGTTCAT